GTTTGTTGTCGCTACTGCTGACGACTTTGAAGAAGTTACTAGAGCTGTCGAAGCATATCGTGAACGAGGCATCGAGTGTCCAGTATATCTTATGCCGCTTGGCGGACGTTCGGAAGAATATAATCTCAATGTTAAAGACGTGGCGGAAGCCTGTATGCAACGAGGATGGCGATTTACACCCAGACTCCACATATCATTATTCGGGAATGCCTGGGGGACTTAGTAAAGAAGATCTTGAAGTTTTACAAGCAAAAAAAATTACTGAAAAACAATATGAGAAAATAAGGAAACAGCTATGAAGGACCCAAAAGTAACTAAACTTGTTAATGATTTTAAAAAGCAGTTGAAAGATTTAAATGCTCTTTGGGCTGTTTTACAAAAAGAAGGTATGTATATCGATCTAAGAGCAGAAGGTACACATACCTATAATGATCCTAAGTATTTTTCAATAACACGTATGACACAAAGTGTGGAGTACTTAAAGGAGGAAAAATAATGGGTTGGTGGAATAAACTCGTAAGAGATAAAAAACTAGAGCAAGCTACAGAAGAAGTAAAAACTGCTGAACAACTTCGTCGAGAAGCACTTGAGAAGGAAAAGGAAGCGGCCACTGCAAAAGGTAAGCCTTGGGTTGCTGTACTCGATACTCAAGTAAATCCAGATAATATTCGTAACGGATTCTTTGAGCTTGATTGGAACAACGAGTTTATAGAACAATTACTCGATGCAGGTTATTCGGGTGAAACAAACGAACAGATTGTTGATGCTTGGTTTAGAACTATTGTTATGCAAATGCTCGAAGAAGAAGGAATGGACACTGATAGAAATGCAGGTTACATTAATGTTGTTCCGATTGACAAAGGTAAAAGTGAAGTATCTTAATGGTTGACAAGTTGCAACATATATGTAATAATGTATATTGTAACTAACATTATAGGCTTATTGAATGACTTACATACTAGTAGACACTGCTAATACTTTCTTTAGAGCTCGTCACGTCGTACGTGGCGATATCGATACGAAAGTAGGCATGGCAATGCATATCACTCTTAACAGTATTAAAAAGGCTTGGAAAGACTTTAACGGCACTCATGTTGTATTTTGTTTAGAAGGACGTAGTTGGCGCAAAGATTATTACGAGCCTTACAAGCGCAACAGGCAAGAGGCACGTGATGCACTTACTCCACGCGAAGCAGAAGAAGATACAGTGTTTTGGGAAATCTTTGACGAGTTCAAAGACTTTATTGATACAAAAACTAACTGCACCGTTATGCGTCATCCGCAACTAGAAGCAGATGATCTTATTGCAGGTTGGGTACAGAATCATCCTAACGACGATCACGTTATTATTTCGACTGACGGTGACTTTGCACAACTTATTGCGCCTAATGTACGTCAATATAACGGTATACAAAATGTTACAATTACACACGAAGGTTACTTTGATGATAAAGGTAAACCTGTTGTAGACAAGAAAACAGGTGAACCTAAGCCTGCTCCTGATCCTGCGTTTATGTTGTTTGAAAAGTGTATGCGTGGCGACACTAGCGACAATGTTTTTAGTGCCTACCCTGGTGTGCGCAAGAAAGGCACAAAGAACAAAGTAGGTTTGTTAGAAGCATTTGCTGACAAAGACAACAAAGGCTTTAACTGGAATAATATGATGCTACAGCGTTGGGTAGATCATAACGGTGAAGAACATCGTGTACTAGACGACTACAATCGTAATGTTACTCTTTGTGATTTGTCTGCACAACCAGACGATATTAAAGAGATAATTAATAGTACGGTTGCCGAACATATGACTCCAAAAGACATTAGTCAAGTCGGCATGCGTCTAATGAAATTTTGTGCTAAGTGGGATATGCAACGTATTGCAGATCAAGCACAATCTTTTTCAGAACCATTACAAGCGAGGTACCCTGTATGACATTGAAAGCAAAAACTATCTTGAAAGACAAATATTGGATTGTAGAAGACGGTGAAACCCGTGTTGGAACACTTAGTTGGTCAGATGATCGATATATGCTAAGTGACAGCAACGGTGTACATTTTTATGACAATGAACGTCAATTAAAGAAAAAGCTAGGTAGTTTTGTTTTTGAAGCGCAAGCTGAAATTAAAATTCCTGATGATACGTCAGAAAAGGTTGTAAGTAATTTTCCGACAAGTTGTACTCCTTACAATGCTATGTTTGATGTAAAACGTAAATTGCCACTGTTTACAAAAAGTATCAAATCAAAAAGCCTCTACTGTGCAGGATATTATATTATTCATTTTGACAAAGGCTGGGTCAAAAGTTTTTGTCCAAAACTTATCACAGTTGAAAGATACGAATACAAAGGTCCGTTTAAAACTGAACTAGAAATGAAACAGGAGTTAAGCCGTGCAAACAGATCCGCTTAATACTGCTCCGATACAACTGTTTTTGCAGGCTGTAAAAAATGCAGATAATGCCCGTGCTAAAGAATTAAGAATTGATATTGTACAAGCAAGAAATCTTGCTTACACATTAGGCATTGTTATGTCTAGACTAAACGGAGATTTAGAAAAGTTTGTACAAGAATATGCTCGTAAAGCCGAAGACGAAGTAATACAAGTTCAGCTAGACGGCGGTGATTTAACTACGTAGATAACTTAAAAGAGATAAATATATGCGTATATAATAAAGGAATTACGCATATGAGTAGGCCAAAGCCAAATGTGTTATTGGAATTTACAAATAACAAAACCTATAGAAGCGAACAAGTATTACAAGCCGAGGGCATTTGGGCAGTATTTTACAAGGACCAACCTTTCAATCTTAAGAGCTCTAATGTTCTTACTAACTATCCTGGTCCAAAATATAAAAAGGTATCATTCTCTAATCCAGGTCATGCACATAACCTTGCAAAGAAGTTAAATGAAATGTTTAAATGTAACGATTTTGCAGTGTTTAAATTGACATCGGGTGAACGTGAGACTGAATAATATCCGTGAGCTGGAAAGAAACATACACCAAACTATTCTTAAAAGAACTAGGCAAGAGTTATAATGAGCTTGCAGTCAAAGAAGTTATGCCTTTGTGGTGGCAAAACACTAGAGATAAAAAAGTAGGCGGGCTTAGACTTACTGAAACCGGAATGGATACTGTTAGAGAAATAGGACTTGCAACCTATGACATACCTTATCCAAAAGAAATGCCTCTTACTACACAGGTTATAATTTTTTTAGATCAATTTATTGATTGTCCTTATTACTTAACTAACAGAAGTATTACTGTATTAAATGAAAAGAAGGCAGTAGAGTTAACATTGTTTGCTGGTGACTTACGCAAATATGGATTAACAAAAGCAATGACACGGTCGAAGAATGATTAATTACATTGAAGATTGTAAATCTCTTATAAGTCATTTTGATCAGTTTAGTTTTCAAACGATCAAAAAAGATATAGAAAACATACGACAAAAAATCAAGCAAGACGAGCTAGTTGGCGATGTTCTTGTAAACTTCCAACGGAGTGTTGTAGGAGATATAGAGTATCATAAACTACCTCTAAGTGAAGATATTATTAAAAAGAAAGTTATAGAACTTGTTGGTATACACGAAGCAAAGTATAACTATCTTGCTCGTATGTATAATTTTACTACAGAAATACCTGCTAACTCTCCAGATTTTGACTTTGAAAGGATTTGGGTAAACTTCCAAAAACCTAGCGGATTTGTTCCTTTACACCAACACAGCGGATTATACAGTTTTGTTATTTGGGTTGATATTCCTTACACTTTAAAACAAGACAAAATAACAGAGTCAGAAGATCATAGAGTAGGAACATTTGAATTTGTTTATACAGATTGCTTAGGCAAACTAACATCTCAAGTATTACCGGTTGATAGATCATGGCAAAGTAGAATAGCACTATTTCCTGCCGAACTACATCACCAAGTATATCCTTACTATGAAAGTAATGATTATCGTATTACTATTTCCGGAAATTTAAAATTATCTAAAAAAAGTGGTTGACATTTGCTCTAATGATGCTATTATATATGTATAGTTAGAAATTAAGCACTGATGACTAAGAAGGGTAATACAAATGGAAAACGTAGCACTACGTACAGTTACGCCAAACGGCGCAAAAAAATCAATTACACGAGCTTTTAAGAAAAAGCGTCCACTGTTCCTGTGGGGACCTCCAGGTATTGGTAAGTCAGACATTATTCACCAAATCGGTGAATCAATGGAAGCTCATGTTGTTGACATTCGACTTTCACTTTGGGAACCTACAGACATTAAAGGTATTCCTTATTATGCTGCCAACGATAACAAAATGGTTTGGGCGGCACCTGCAGAACTTCCAGACGAAGAAACTGCAAGCAAATATAAAAACATTATTTTGTTCTTAGACGAAATGAACTCGGCAGCGCCAGCAGTACAAGCGGCAGCATACCAGCTCATTCTTAATCGTCGTGTAGGACAATACAAACTGCCTGACAATGTTCTTATTGTTGCGGCAGGTAACCGCGAAGCAGACAAAGGCGTTACATATCGTATGCCTGCTCCGTTGGCTAACCGTTTCGTCCATTTGGAAATGGCAGTTGATTTTGATGACTGGTTCCAGTGGGCTGTTATTAATCGCATCCACAAAGATGTTGTAGGTTACTTGCAATTTAGCAAGAAAGATTTATACGATTTCGATCCAAAGTCACCAAGCCGTTCATTTGCAACGCCTCGTTCATGGTCATTTGTTTCTGAACTGCTTGAAGATGATGACGACGAAAACACCACTATGGATTTAGTGAGTGGTTCAGTTGGTGAAGGTTTGGCTGTCAAGTTCATGGCGCATCGCAAGGTAGCAGCGTCGATGCCTAATCCAACTGATATTTTAGTAGGTAAGGTTAAAGAGTTACAGACTAAAGAAATCAGTGCTATGTATTCCCTTACTGTTTCTCTTTGCTACGAGTTGAAAGAAGCATCAGACAAAAATGATAAAAAGTTTGATGACAAAGTCAACAACTTCCTACGCTTTGCAATGGATAACTTTGATACTGAGTTAGTTGTCATGGGTATTAAACTTGCACTAACACAATACTCATTGCCCATTGATCCGGACGAAGTGGAATGCTTTGATGAATTCCACGATCGTTACGGAAAGTATATTAAAGCCGCACAAGAGGCTTAATACAATAGGAGGGTTATCTAAGGTAGCCCTCCTATTTTTCGGTTGACAAATCGTTTAAATATGTTATAGTAGTAGTATAACAAATAAGGGTAGCACTATGTTTAATGCAGACGTTTTATATAATATCGAGGGCAAAAAACACTGGACGCCAGATCCAGATATTACGCCCGAAGCACTAGAGTCTATGCGTGTTGAAGTCTTAGATCGCATTATTGTTGCACGTATTGGATTGCTGTTGCGACATCCGTTTTTTGGTAACATGGCTACACGTTTGCGTATTTTGGCAGCAGACGACTGGTGTCCTACTGCCGCTGTAGACGGACGCAATCTTTATTTTAACACACAATTCTTTAACGCAATGTCAAACAAAGAAATTGAGTTTGTTATTGCACACGAAATCCTACACTGTGTTTTTGAT